CGGCCAGCGCGTCCACCGCGCCGCCGATGCCGGCGGGATCTGCGCCGACCATCGCGAGGCAGCCGGCATCCAGCACAAGCCCGACATGCGACTTGATCCACTCCAGATCGCCCGGCAGGCCGTCGACGACCGTCAGGTCGCCGTCGCGAGCGAAGTCCTGGTAGAGCGCGGCGTTTGCCTTTCGCCGGTCCAGCCCCTCGGGGCTGATCAGCGCATGAGCCCAGAGCAGCCATCGGCGCGTATCGCGCTCGCGCGCAATGACCGCGAAGCCGAACAGGTCGTCGAGGCCGCCGCCGTCGAGGCCGATCGTGGCGACCTCAGCGCGGTCGAGCAGCTCGTCGAGCGATCGAGGGCCGCCGTTGCCGCGCGACCAGAATTGCGCGCCAGCCCAGCCGTCGGACCGTAAGGCCACGCCGATCTGGACGTTGAGGTGCTGCGATGCCCAGCGGCGAAGCTCGGCCTCGCCCGCCTCCTTCGCGGCCTCGAAGTCAGGGACGAGGCGATCGACGGTGATGCTACGGCCGTTGTTGGGCGTGACGAGATGCCAGTTGCCGGGATCCTGCCAGTCAACGCCCTCGGGAAACTCGTACAGGACCGGCAGGAGTGGCGCGGCCAGTTGACCGTCGCGGACCTTGCGGGCCTTCGACAGTTCCGCCGCGAACACACCGGCAGGCGGGCGCTCGGACTGCGTGGTGATCTGGATCAAAAAGGCTTCGGGCTGCGAGATCAGACCGCCGCGCAGCTGACCGATCACGCGGTCAGCGTCGGCGGCCTCGGCGATGACGTGCGTTTCGTCGAGCAGGATGCCTGCAGGCTTCGTGCCGGTGACGACCTTCGGGTCGAAGGACTTGACCTTCAAGAACGCTTTCGTCTGCCGGTAGGCGATGCGCTTGAGGTGCGACTGGACGTGGAACTTGGCGGCCAGGACTGGCTCGGCCTCGATCATGCCGACAACCTGATTGAAGGCGAGGTCGGCAATCTCCTGCGTCGGCGCGATCAGCAAGAACTCGGCGCGCGGGCGCTGGTTGACCAAGAGCGCGGTCAACATGATCGCTGCGCCGGCGGTGGTCTTGCTGTTCTTCTTCGGCACGAGGACGAATGCCTCGCGGATTTTACGCTCTCCGCCGATCGCCGAGCCGAACAGCGCCCGCACGATGTCGCGTTGCCAGTCGCCGGCGGCCTCGCGCATCCGCGGGCGGCCGGGAACGTCGGGAAGGCGCAGCGCGTCGAAGATCATCGCCGCGCGGTCGGCGGCGTCCTTGTCGAGCGGCAGGTCCGGGACCAGGGACCGCCCCGACCGGAGCCGATCAGCCCAGTCGCGGCAGGCGGTGTCCCAGCCCATCAGTTCGCCAGCAGGCGCTCCCAGTCGGTTCCGCGCTCGGCGGTCGCGGCCAGCTCTTCGGCCTGCTGCTTCTTGCCGGGCGCTTCGGCGCGGGCGTGGACGTATGGGGCTGCCGCCTGGGCCATGCGATCGCGGCGCGCGGCGTCGGCGGACGGGTCGCGCATGACGGAGAGCATGTATTCCAGCGGCGACAGGCCAACGAGCATGGCTTCGGTCAAGATCAACTTGGCCGGGGCCGCCTGCGACTGCTTCGGTCGGCCGGCGCCGGGACGGGGACCGCCTTTCGGCATGTCAGGTCTCCAGTGGTTTCGGATGGCTGCCTAGATATGCGGCAACTGCATCGCTGCGAGGGGCGGATGCTCATTCAGTGGGCGGGGAAAAGTCTCCGCGTGCTACCCCGTGCATTGCCGCCCCCTAAACCGCCCAACATTTGCCCCCCCTACCCCCTGTCGGGCAAGGAACTATGCCTTGGACGCATGCCTCCGCGCCCTCGCCTCGGCGGTCTTGCGACCGTGGCAGGGCCAGCAGAGCGCCTGCCCGTTGGCCGGATCGGTCCGGCTTCCGCCGTCGCGGATCTCAACGACGTGGTCGGCCACGAGCCGCTTGTCCAGCGCAGCGCAGGACGCGCACATCCCGCCGCTGCGACGGATGACCTCGCGGCTCCAGGCGCGGTGTTCGGGGCTGTCGTAGTAGCTGTCGCGGGCCTCGACCGTGGTGGCGATCGCCCGCTTAGCAGTGGTGCGGAGAGGCTGGCCGATGGTCCTCATCGACGCGCCTCGCGCATCCTAGCTCCCCGCATACCCCTACCGTCCCCGCCTGTCAAGTTCGCCATTCGTTCGCCAGGATATCGAGGGCCTCGGCCAGCATCCGACTGGACCCGCCCCGCCGTTGCCGCAGCAGCTCGTCGCGCGCGGTCAGCCCCATGCCCAAGCCGCAGATGTCGACGGTCACCGAGTACAGCGCCCCAGGCGCCCCGAGCAGCCTCGCCGCCTCTGCCAAGGCCCTGCCAGCGGCAACCCTACGTTCGATCGCCCCGATTGGATCACCGGCCGCCGTGCGCGGCTCCAGCCGAACCGCAGATGCGCCAGCCCGGCCGCCGATCTCGAACAGCGCGCGGAAGCGCTCACCGGCGGCGCGCTGGTCTGCGGTCAGGGTGCCGACGCGCTCCAACACGGCCAGCGTATCGACGACCCGCCACGGTCTTGAAGGCCTGCCCGCGCTGTCGACGAACGCCCTGCCACCGCCCCGCTCGGTCCGTTCCGGCTCTGCGGCCTCGATCCCATGCTCCGCATGCCTAGCCCGTTCCGGCGTCGGCTGGACAGCCGCCTCGCCAGAATCGACGCTAGGCCGGTTTTTCCGGCCGCCTGCGCGTTGTTTCGTTCTGGACATGCTCAGGTAGCCCCGCCCGTCGTTTCGTCGTCCGGCGGCCCCGCGGCCGGGCTGCGGAGGGATGCGCGGATGTCGTCGAGGATCTTGTCGACGCGCTGGCGCTGGTCGGGCGGCAGATCGGAGTAGCGCGGCGGCGGGCTGTCGTCCTGGACCGGGAGCGCCATCACGCGGCGCAGCTGGTGCCGCAGGCGCTTGGTCTCGGCGGTCTCGGCCTCCAGATGCTCGCACAGTTCCGCGAACGACGGAAACCACCGGAACTTGCGCGCAGCAACCCCGAGGCTGGATTTTGTGAACGCGCTGGCCGGGTATTCGAGCATCGTGGCGTAGGCCCGCGCCTTCCCGGTCGCATCGGCCTCGTCGGTTCTGGTTGCGGTCAGCGTGCCCAGTGCGGTCAGCCAGCGCAACGCCAGCGCCTCGGGCGCGGGCTTCAGCGCCTCATCGACCGCCGCCAGCGCGCTCTGCGCTTCGGCCTTCAACCTCGAAGAAGCTGCCATCGGCGCCCCGGGCTGCTCGGTCTCGATCCTCGCGAGCAAGCCTTTCAGCGAGGACGATAAAGCCGTTGCGATTGCGAGATCCTGCGCCATTCCGCGATCCTCCGTTCACATTGCGTTCTGCCGACCGGCGGACCCAGTTCCGCCACGTCGCGCTCCAGTTGCTTTTGCGCCCAGCAGCGCCGGGCTTGGCGTGCCAGTAGTCCCTGAACGATCCCGCCTCGCGCTCCGGGTCGATGCCCTCGGCTTGGGCGAAGGCCCGATCTTCGTCCGATGGCGTCCAATCGACGGGCAGGCGCGATCCGCGGTCGGCGCGCGGCTCTGCGCGCGCTCCAGACTTATCAGGACCGGGAGGTTGTTCAGAGTTGCAGGATGTATCCTTTACTGTACGGTCCCTGTCCTGTCCTGTCCTGTCGTCCGTTACGTTATCGTCTCGTAACGCGTCGCGAGACGGTGACGTTACCGTCTCGTCGCCGTCTCCAGCGTCAGCCGGTGCTGCGCGCTCGCGCCATTTGCGCTGCCGCGCCCTCGACTTTTCCCTTTGCTCCCAAGCCTCTAGCGCCTTCTCGGCCAGGACCTGATGGTAGATCCGCCCATCGGAGCACAGCACGAACCCGCGCAGCGCCATCGCCCTGACGGCGGGCCAGTTTGCCCCCGCGCCGCTCAGATGGGCCAGCAGCCGGTCGTCGTTGGGCAGCGACGCGGCGGGCACCTGCGCCCAGGCCTTTGCCCAGAGCGCGACCGCCGCCTTGAACTCGTCGCCAGTCGATAGGATGAACAGGTCGCTGTCGAGAAGCCGCTGGACGTCGAGCGGCATCCACGCGAAGCCGCGCAAGTTGCAATCGGCTGGCGTGAGTGGTTCTGGAGGTGACATAGCGGGCCTTTCAGTTTGCCCGGCAGCAGGCTCGGCGATATGATGCGCCGCGCGCTTGCGCCGGACCAGTTTGGGTGGTCCGTTTCGCCCCAGTCCGGTTCCCGCCGGGCTGGGGCATTTGCATTCTAGCCATGCGCGCTTTGCATGGCAAGTTGACGGCCACCTTCCTTGATCCACGATGCCACCGGACCGGGCGGATCACGCAGGATGGCTTGGCTTGCTGGGCGCGCCGTCACAGCCCCAGGAGTGCCCGGCCGGATCTCTAGCGCGGTCCTGGCGCGTCTGGCCACCAACGCCGCAGCGCAGCCACGGCCACATTCCACGTCGTCGCGTTCTTGGGCAGCCTCCAGATCGCCGCGTGATAGACGACCGTCGCACGGTCGCGGTTGAATTGCTCGGCGATCTGATCGTTGGTCATGTCGCGTATCCCCGCGTGAGCGATCGCGATCGACAGCGAGCGAGCCCTCGCAGTGAGCTGGCGCCGGTCCCGGCCGAAAACGCTCTCCGGATTTGCAAGACCGAATTGCAACGCCACGGTGAACGCGATCCTGTTGACGACCTCCAGGCGCCGGCTCATACGCCCAGCTCCAGCTGCACCCCGAGGCGCGCCGCGTAGAGGGCCAGCTGCTGCAGCCGCTCCTCGGCCCGCTGGCGCTTCTTGTCGTCGCGCCGGAGCTTGGCCACCGCCAACAGCGCCGCCGCATCGAACCCGGCCGATTTGATCTCGACCTTCAGATCCTTCAGCGCGTCCGCAGCCTCCTCTATCTCGCCGAGCACTCGGTCGAGGCGGTCGGCAAACCGGCTCAGGTCGTCGTTGGGCTTGGCTTCAGACATTCTCCGTCCTCCTGATTGGCGCTTGATTGCGCCGCATGATTGCAAGGTATTCGATGTAGCGCCCCATCTCCGCGCGGCGCTGCACAAGGTCGACCAGCCGCGGCGCACCCTCGACGAAATACCCGTTCAGCCCGCGGATCAGCGCCTTGCCCGGCCGCTGCTCTGTCAGCAGCCGCGGATTGAGGCCCGCCGCCGCCTGAACCGTCGCCCGCAGCGCCTCGATCGCAGGCCGCGCGCGCGCGTCGCCAGCGAGGCCTAGGCCGCGGTAGTAGATGCACCGGTCGCCAGGCTGCGCAACCTGCAGCCACTGGCCGAACGCATCAATCGTTGTCGCCTCAATCGTCATCGTCATCGTCCTCGATCTCTTGAATATGCAGCCGGGTGCGCGGCTGCTCGCGGTCAATGTGGTGGTGGAGGTGCATCTCTCGAACCTGCCGGTCGTTGCGGTAGATCCGGCCCTGCAGCAGATCCAGGACCAGCGAGATGTCCAGATCCGGCCGCTGCGTCGAGTACCAGACATGCGCGGTCAGGCTTAGCCGCCCGCGCAACATCTGATCCGGCCCGAGCCGCGGCACCTGGAGCGCGGCCGCCTCGGCGTAGTCGAGCGCCTTCTGGCTCTTGATGAAGAACGGCCGCCCGCCGCGCTTGACCAGCCGCCGCGAGTTCGCCTTGCTCGCGGGCTCACCGGCGATCGTGCCGCTCCACCAACGCAGGGGCAGGACGCGCGAGCTGCGGATCATGTCGCGCACATCCCGGCCGCGCACCCGACCTCGCTCCGAACCGTGTCGCGCCGCTGGTCGAACCTCGCAACCAGCGTCGGGCGGACGGCCGCATCCTCGTACCTCAGATTGCCCGCCCACGAAGCCCACCGCGCGTCCGCGTCGATCAGGTCCTTCTCCCGCATGCCCGGGCGCTCTTCTTCCCGCTGCCGCGCGTCGTACAGGCCGCGCTCGGTCAGGATGCGCACCACGGTGGACGCCTGCATCCGCAGATCGCGCGCGATATGCGCGACCCTGCGCCCGGCCATCGCCACGACCGCGTCGATCTGGTCCTGCCGCGGGCCGCGCGGGCGGTCGGGCAGGCCGAGCTTTTTCTTCCAATGGCCGACGTTCTGCTCGTGTGCCCATCCCATGTGGTCGCAGATTTCGCGATAGCTGCGGCCCTCCGTGTACAGGCGCCGGAACTTCTCGCGCGCTTCCGGCGCGTCGGTTGTGCGTGGGGCTCGGGGCTTGGTGGTCATGCGATATCCTGATCGGTAACGTCTTCAGTCCATCGAAGACGCCGCGAACAGATCTTCGGTGTCGCCATCGAATCGCACCCCGTTAGCGGCGGCCGTGACGTTCTTCACGGCTTGCCGATAGTAGCTCGGCTTCAGCTCGGCGCCCATGCCTCGGCGGTCGAGCATGAC